GATGGGGTCGCCGGAGCGCGAGAAGATCGGGAAGAAGTTGCTGACGCCGTAGCCCTTGACGGCGTGTGCCATTTATGGCACAGGTGATGCGTCATGGTCATAGCTTCTCCGGGCGCCGGGCCTCGGTTCGGCGCCCACCTCCGCTGACGACGAGCGATTATCGTCGGGGCCGCAAGGCATCGTGACGGCGTCGAACGCCGGGTTTCGGTCAGGCCCCCAACCGTGAACTGGGGCGTCTCACAGTTGGAACCCGGATCATGCCCGCACTCACCTTCCCAGACAACGACCCGCTCCTGCGCAAGCAGTGGGTGGCCGAGACCGATTACGTCGCCGAGCAGAAGATGGTGGCCGCCCGCTACTTCGGCTCCGGCGGCGACGCCGCCTTCCGCATCCGCGACAACCTGAACAAGGGCTACGGCCGCGAGGTCGTCTGGTCTGCCGCCTTCCCGCTGGTCGGCAAGGGCACCGTTGGCCTGGAGCGCCTGAAGGACAAGGAGGAGCAGCCGACGCTGCGCTCCGACTCCATGCGCATCGACATGTCGCGCCACGCCGTCCCGGTCGGCACCAAGATCGACGCACAACTTGCGCCGACCAACCTCCGCAAAATCGGCCGCGACGGCCTCGGCTCGTGGAAGGCCAAGCAGGTTGACAAGGCGTGCGCCAACCACCTCTGCGGCTACACGGTTGCGAACACCGACACGTCGGACCTCGGCTCCACGCAGCGCGGCCACAACACCATCGTGGCCCCGGCCGCAAGCCGGCACATCCGGGCCGGCGGCATCGCCACCGACGAACTGGTGGCCGCCGACAGCACCGCGAAGATCACCCTTGAGTTGATCGACATCTGTAAAGAGCGGGCCATGCTGGAGACCTCGACGGAGTGGCCCATCGAGCCGCTCTCCGGCGGCAAGCACATCATGTTCATCCACCCGTCGCAGTTCACCGACCTCCGGCGCAACGAGGAGTGGCAGGCCATCCAGTTGGCGGCTCTGGCCGGCAAGAACGAGGGCAACCCGCTCTACAAGTACGCGCTCGGCGAATACAATGACACCATCCTCGTCCCCTGGGCTTACATCACCCCCGGCGTCAACTCGACCACCGGCGTTGCCGTATCGAACACCCGCCGCGCTGTTTTCTGCGGTGCCGAGGCTCTCTCCATCGCCTGGGGCCGCAACTACGACGGCGGGTCTGGCGACTGGACGGAGGACAAGGACGACTACGGGATGCACATGTACGTCGCCTATGACCTCATGTGGGGCGTAAAGGCGAACATGTACAACTCCACCGACTACGCGAAGATCGTGGTCACCACCTACAGCGCGACCCACTAGGAGGGCCTGAGCATGGCAACCAACGTAGCTGGCGCTCGCGGCTGGGGCGCCCACCGCATCGACCCCGTGACGGTCGAGAAGACCGTTAGCTTCAACACATCCGGCATCGGCGCTGGCGTGTTCTGGTTCCGCATTCCAGCGCGGGCGCAGATCACGTCCTGCCTCGTCAACGTCGAGACGGCGTTCAACGCGGGCACCACGAACGTGCTCACGATTGGCTACGGCGCCTCGCTGAACGAGATCGTGGCGGCCGGGGACGTGGACGAAAGCTCGGCCACCGCGCAGTCGGTGACGACCGGCAACAGCCTGGAGTTCTCGGAGGAGAAGGACGTCTACGTCAAGTACGCCCAGACTGGCACGGCGGCGACCGCCGGCAAGGCGCGCATCGTCCTCTCGTACACCGTGGGCGAGGGTATCTAGGTGCCCGCCACCATCAAGCGCGGATGGTGGAAGTTCCCGCTCTATCGGTGGCTGTTTTGGCGGCGGGATAGGGCCGCCGCCACCGCGGTCACCGAGACGGCGACGGTCGCGTTCAACACCGAGGGCATCGCGGACGGCGTCTTCTGGTTTCGGATGCCGTCCCGCGCGACCGTGACGGAGTTCATCTGCGACGTCACGACCGCGTTCAACGCCGGGACCACGAACGTGCTGACGGTCGAAGCGCGCGGATCGTCGACGACGGAGTTTGCTGCCGCCGGCGACATCGACGAGTCGTCGGAGACGGAGCAGACGCTCACCAATCCTGCGGTCATCGCCCAGGACCTCGACATCTACATCAAGTACGCCCAGACGGGAGACGCGGCCGACGCCGGAGAGGCAGAGTTCTCTCTGACGTACACCCCGTACTACTGATGCCGAACTTCCTTCGGTTGCAGGACGTCGTTGCTTCGGAGACGCGGTTCGTCAATCGCATTTCTGACTTGCAGCCGGAGGAGGGCGAGCAGATCCGCCTCCACATCAACGAGGCGATCCGGGCGCATCAGAAGGACCACTTCTGGTTCAACCAGCAGCTCTGGGAGCGTGCGACCGAGACGAACAAGGAGTTCTACGCCCTCCCCGCCGACTACGTCGCCGGCCTCACGGTCAGCATCGCGGACTATCCCCGGTCGAAGCTCATCAGCAAGGCGAACGACACCATCGAGGGTTGGGTGCCGGCGGCGCAGAACGGCCGGCCGCAGTTCTACGCGCTCTTCGCCAACCAGTACCGGCTCTATCCGATCCCGGATGCCGTCTATCAGCTTCGCCTCTGGGGCATCCGCTCGTTCGACGACCTCGTCGGCGACACCGACGAGAACCCGTGGACGAACGAGGCGTTCGAGTTGATCCGGGAGGCGGCGAAGGAGCGCGTCTTCTACAGCGTTCTGCATGACGTGGAGAAGGCGGGGATCGCCGGGCAGGCGGCGGCAACGCGTCGGGCCGGGCTGATCCGCGAGACCATCCTGCGCCAGCCGAGACAGGAGATAGAGCCATTCCTGTAGTCCCCTTCGGAGAGTGGCTCCCCGACCTCGCGGCCTACGGCAGCGGGGGCATGGTGGACGTGCGCAACGCCATCGCTGCGGCCGGCGGCGGAGGCTACATCCCGTTCCCGTCCCCCATCAACGCCGATGCCGATCTACCGGGCGAGCCGCTCGGCGGCATCACTGCCGAGGTGGCCGGCGGCTTCACCTACACCTACCGGGGCACGCGCACGCGCATCTACGCGCGCACTGGCGGCGGCTGGGCCGACGTGTCGAAGGCCGGCGGGTACTCGCTCGCCCCCGGCGACCGCTGGGAGATGGTCCAATACGGAGACCGCATCATCGCGTGCTGCGGGTCCTCGGCGCCGCTCCAGGTCATGGACGTGGGCGGCGCCAACTTCGCCGATCTCGCCACCTCGAGCCGCAGGCCGCGCGCCAAGCGCATCGGCCTCGTCAACGGCTGGCCGGTGCTCGGGCACACCTTCGACGATCAGGACGGAGAGAAGCCGAGCCGGCTGTGGTGGCCCCGCCTGATTGCGGTGCCGGACATCGCCGACTGGGACCCGAACCTCAACACGTTCGCCAACTACACGGCCTCGCTGCCACAGGCGAGCGACGGCGACATCATGGCGATCATCGCTCGCGAGGTGGGGATCATCATCTGCGAGGCAGCGATCCACCGGATGCGCTTCGTCGGCACCGCCGACCGCATCTTCGAGTTCGACCGCATCGCCCACAATCGCGGTGCCATCTGCCCGGGCTCCGTCATCGACGATGGCCGCATGGTCTACTTCTGGGACACGGACGGCCCCTACGTCACGGACGGCAACGACGTAGCGCCGATTGGGCACGGCAAGGTCGCCTCGACGATCATGTCGCGCCTGAACACCAGCGCGCTCGACACCATCGTTTCCGCCGTCGTCCCCGAGATGGCCGTCGTCCTCTGGGCCATGCCGCTCGACGGCGCAAGCTCGCCGAACACGCTGATCGCCTACGCCATCAACGAGAAGCGGTTCTCGCCCGTCGAGGTCGAGTTCTCCGACCTCTGCGAGACGACGCTGCCGGGCATCAGCTTCGACGACGAGCCGTGGGCCAGCCGGTCCATGGACGACGAGCCCTGGAGCGGCTACGCCTTCGACGGCCCGAACGCCATCGGCGGCGGCGAGAACGTTCGGATGCTGACCGGAATCACCCGCGAGGGCGGCGTCTTCTACCTCTCCGGGGCCGGGCTGCCGGCGCTCCTCGAAACCGAGGAGGTCGCCCCGAACGAGCCGTTCGTCACCGAGATCACCGAGGCCCGCCCGGTCATCGACGCGGGCGTCGGCATCACCGTCGCCATCGGCACGCGGATGAGCGTTGCCGACCCCGTGGTGTGGGGGCCGGATGTGCCGCTGAACCGCATCGGCTACGCGCCGGTGCGCGCACGCGGCATCTACGTGCGCGGGCGCATCCGCGTGCCCGGAGGTTTCCGGCAGGCCATCGGCCTGAACCTCGTTCCAATGCGGGGAGGCCGGGCATGAGCCGCGTCGTCGCCCCCGGAGCCACGCAGCGCGAGATCGTCGATGCGCTGAACTCGCTCGCCGCGAAGTTCTCGCACGGCGACGTGGTGCTTGCCGCCGGAACCACGACGACCGTGATCGACCCGCGCATCGGCCCGCAGAGCGCCGTCATTCTGACGCCCCGGTCCTCTGGCGCAGACGCTTCGACGGTTCGGCCTGTGCCGGGCATCGGCCAAGCCGTCTTCGAGCACCTTGAGGCCCAGGCTGGCCAGGAGTTCCGCTATGTCGTTCTCAATCCGTGAGGCCGGGTGATGGGCCTGTTCGGAAGCGCGCCGAAGCCACCGACGCCGCAGGTCATGAAGGAGTGGAAGCCGACCGCGCGGGCGGCCGGCGCCCTCTCCACGAGCGTCCTGAACACGCCCATCGGGACGTACGGCGGCGACTGGGTCGCGGACATGACGGGTGGCCAGGGGCAGGCCATCGACGCCATCACGCAGCGGGGCCTTGGGGGGAACCCTCTCCTTGGGCAGTCGCAGGGCTACGCTTCGGACGTGCTCTCGGGGCGCTACCTCGATCAGGAGAACCCCTACCTCCAGAAGTCCGTCGCCCGGATGACCGACATGCTCGGGCGCCAGATCGGCGGCCAGTTCGCGGGCAGCGGCATGGAGGGGTCGCCGGCGCATCTCCAGTACCTGACGGAGGCATTCAGCAGCGCGGCGGCTCCGCTGATGATGCAGAACTACCAGCAGGAGAGGGCGAACCAGAGCCAGATGGCTGGGCTCGCCCCGGATCTGGCGAACGCCGACTTCTTCGGGCTGAACCAGGCCCTCGGCGCACAGCAGCTCCTTCAGGGACAGCGGCAGGCTGAGATCGACGCTGACCGGGCGCGCTACGACGCGCAGCAGACGGAGCGGATGCGCCGGCTCCAGGGCGTCATGGGCGCCGTTGGGCCGCAGCTTCAGCCGCAGACGATGCCCGGAACGCCCGGCAGCACGGGGCTGCTCCCCGGGATGCTCAGTGGCGGAACGAACGGGGCGATGATGGGTGGCGCCGCTGGCGGAG